CTGGCAGTCACCACCTCGTCGATGAACCCAAAATCCTTGGCTTCTCGCGCAGTCAGCCAGGTTTCATCGGTCATCATTTTGGCCAGCTTTTCACGCTCCATCTTTGTCTTGGTCTGGTAGGTATCGATGATGGAGTCCTTGACCGTTTTCAAAACATCAATGAATCCTTTGATCTCTTCGATCGTTCCCCAGGTCAGCCCAGAAGGATCGTGAATCATGAATAGGGCGCTCTCCCTCATTCGAATGTGATCCGCCCCCGTTACCATCACCGTGGCAGCGGAAGCAGCCAGCCCCACAATATCCGCAGTCACTTTACCGGTATATTCTTGCAGGATGGTCCTGATCACGCTTGCAGCAATCACTTCGCCACCTGGCGAATTAACCAGCACTGTCACCGGTTTGCCGTCGCCTTTTTCGTACAGTTCTTTCTTGAAGTTTTCTGGAGTAACCTCATCTCCCCACCAACTGTATTCGCTGATGGGACCGAAGAACTCAAGTTCCACTTCTCCGGATTCACTCTCGGCTTCATCTCTGAACCGCCAGAAAGGCTCATGAGGTTTTGCTGTACCTTCGATTACTCGCATTGGTTCCTTCATTTTTCCTCCGTTGACGGTTCATTTGGTGAATTAGGATCTGGTTTACTGATGGCCGCAACGCTGCCATCTGCCAGGATCACTGCCATATTTGCCGGGATGAAATGCAGGTCACCCCCCGGGTACCCGGACATATCTTCGATCTGGCGCCCTTCATTCGGAGTGAGCACCCCGGTCTGGATTCGTTTTGCGATAACTTCTGACCTTGTCTTGGCATCAGTTTTCAGGATCACATCCCGGTTAAACCGTAAGTACATGTACCCTTGCTCATCCTCGGACAACCATTTCAACCTGGCTCCCTCTTCGGTTTGCACCAGGTAGGGTTCCAATGTGGTGTTCAAGTAATCCAGGTTCTGCTGCTCGTTGCTGTTGTAGGCTTCTTTGCCCATGTTCAACTTGTAAAGAGGCATTCCAAAGAATTTAGCAATGTCCACATCAGTAGCCTGGATACTTTCCAGAAATTGAGCGTCAACCATTTTCATTGTGATCTGTTCGAATTTGGATACTTTGTTGTCCATGACGGCCAGCCGATAAGCGTTATTGGTGCCGCCCATTTGTTCGGTGTAAGAGTCACGGACTACGTCACGCGCTTTTTTATCAAGATCCCCACTCATCCAGATCAAACCACCCGGGTTCAACCCCTGCGCGTAGAACTTCGCTTGGGTTGTATGCGCTGCCAATTGGCGTCCGAATGTCTCTCTCGCATAAGTGATGATCCCTCTGCCAGTGATCCCATCCGGGGAATTGATGATCATCGCAAAGACTTCGACCGCGGGAATATATTCGGTATCTCCATTGCTGAAAGTGGTCTGATACCACAGGGCGCCATTGGTCTTAAAGACCGGGAAGGTTGTAGCTGGGTTTAGAATGAACATCTCGTTGCGAGATCCATAAGCTCTGATCGGTTTCCAGATATACCCGGCACCGTGCACCAGGGCTCCCATTATGAATACCTTCTTAAAAATAAATGGCATCATGTACCGGTTCGGACTTACCTCCAGCAACCAAGAGATGTTCTGCATTCTTGCATCGGGCACCAGGCGGTCGATCCTGCCAGGTTGTTTGCTTATGAACGTCTGCAGCGGCATTTTGGCATAATCATCCGACAGCACATTGAATGCCCGGTATGCCGTGGCCAGTGTTTTACTGGTCTCTTCGTTGACCACCTGCCCGGAGGAGTTTTGCAGACCGCTAAATTGAATAAATTGCGGTAGGCTCATTGTGTCAGGGATGTTTGGAAACACTGCGTTAATTAAACTTCTCACGATCATCGGGTAACCTTCTTTCCACTAATCCCGATCAATAATCCCAACAAGATCAGAATTACACCGGCCACGTAAATGGCAGCAGTGAAACTTATTCTCCAGGTGGCCCAAATAATGAATCCACACCCGATCAAAATAAAGGCATCATCCAAATACTTTTTCAAAATATGCCTCCATCCTCACTCAAAATTACCGCGCTTAGATCTACACTGCCTTTGTAAAACTGGGCTCGTGCCACAGCTATTACTAAAGCCACTGTGGTATCGATCCTTTTTGTGCGGATAACAGATTTGCCTTTGTGTTCCTTCACGAACTTGATCTGTTCATTGCCATTTTTGGCCACGCTCGTATTGCCAAAACACCACCTGGCAACCAGGTTTTTCTCGTGAGTCATTTTTCCGGTCTTCAGCAATTGCTCCACCTGGTTGATTGGGCCGGTCATGGCAGCAAAAGTCCCAGGAACATCCACGCAGGTGAGCCCTTCCTGCTCTAATTCCTGGATCAACATTGCAGCAAAGGTGCGGTCTAGAGGTAATTCCTTGATGTTATAGAGTGTCTTCCAGGATTCGAGGATCCTCTTTTTTACTTCGGTGTAATCCACCACATTGCCAGGGGTGGCAGTTATCCATTTGTTTTTCAGCCATTGGTCATAAGGCACGTGGTCGTTCTTGATCCGGTCTTCCATATTTTCTTGTGGAATAAACGGATCCCAAATCACGCGCCAATCAAGCTGATTTCCCTGGGGAGGAAATACACCGCATAGCGTGGTTAAGTCAGTCGTTGAAGACAAGTCCATACCGAGGAAACAATCTTTACCAGCCAGGTCATCCCTGGACCATTTCCCTTCCGTTTGATCAAATAGATCAATCGGCAGCCAGGTCGTTAACTTTGTTGTGATCCATTGGTTAAGCCGGAGCCACCTGAAGAGGCGTTCATCTGCAGGTTTGTTCTTCGCTTTTACTGCCGCTTCCCGGAAAGCCCCGATGCTAATGGTGTGGCCCAGACTCGGGTTAGCCTGGTACCAATTAGCCTCGTTGTAAATGTCTTCGCCTTCATAATTGAAAACTGCCACATACCAGGTGGGATCAACTTTTTCACCAGCCAGCAGCTCCATTGCGTAATCATGGATCTCCCAGCCGATGGACACCCGGTCCGGATCATCCCCGGCCGTGGTGATCACCCACCAGATAGGTTGCTCTCGAGCATCACCAGAACCACTGGTCATCACATCCCACAGATCACGGTTTGGTTGAGCGTGTAATTCATCGAAGATACAGCAGCTAACATTCAGACCGTGCTTGGTATAAGCCTCTGCAGACTCAACCTTATAGATCGACCCGCTTCTAATGTCCTCGATCTCTTTTCTGGATTCAGTGATCCGCGCCCGTTTCATCAGCGCCGGAGCCTGGAGTATCATGTCCTTGGCCACGTTGTACACCAGGGATGCTTGCGAGCGGTCTGCAGCGCAGCCGTAGATCTCGCCGTTCATCTCTCCATCTGCAAACGTGTGGTACAAGGCAGCTCCTGCAGCAATTTCAGACTTCCCATTTTTCTTGGGCACTTCCAAATACACGGTCTTGTATTGCCTGGTGCCGTCCTCTTTGAGCGTACCGTACACATCCCGGATGATCTTCCGTTCCCAGGGTAGAAGGGTGAAAGGCTGACCATGAAACTTACCCTTGGTGTGCTTCAGGCTTTCAAAGAACCGGACCGCCCGGTCAGCATGCGCCTCACTGAACATCAGCGCACCGCCTGTGCAAAGGATGAGCATTGCCAACATTATTGGTAGGAAGATTTTTCTCATCTGCCATCACCCGATCCACCATTTTTTGCATACTCACTCACTGACTCATCGAGTAGCTTCTCAAATTCATCAGGTACTTCAGGAGCTTCCTTTTCCTTCGGGGCTGCACCCGCCCGCGCTCTCGGCGTGAGATACAAGGATTGCCGGAGCTTGGTAAGCAGATCCCGTTTCCTGTCTGCCCGGCCGTCGATCTTGATGATGCCATCCATCACATCAGAAGCCTTCGAAGCCATCTTGGCTGCTTCGATCCACTCCTTTTGAGCCTTCAACTCCTCGACTCCATGCATCATCGTTTCACAGAGGGTCATTGCACCCGCCCGGAGCACATCCATTTCCTCGAGCTGCTCCATCAGCATGCAATAGTCGATCAGCAGATCCATATCCAACCTGGTGATGACCACCGCTTCCAGGCTGTCGAACTCCCTCAGCATCCTTCGCCATACCGCAGCCGCCTTGGGGTGGTCCTTCAGCCGCGCCGGCTCGAGGGGCAGGGAACGCCTGGATCGCAGCAACTCTTCCTCTGCTTTTCTCTTTTCCGTTTCCGACTTTGTCGAGTGCCGGGTGTGTAAATCCTGAGGTTTACGGGCTGGCATGGTTAATTAACTGAATTCTCCACATTGGGAATTAATTTCGTACGGATGACCCTGTGCGCTGTTCGACCCCCTAGTGAAAACTTTTTCAGCCCCCCTCCCCTCCGAAGAGAACCCAACTTCACCAGCGGTCTTCCTGGAATGGCAAGAGTGGCACAATGATTGACGCTTCCCAAAGAAGAACTTGATCGGATCGCCATGATGTCGTTCAACATGATCAACGTCCGTTGCTGGGGTGTATATGTTTGCGCGCAAACATTCTGCGCACCAGGGTTCCTTAGCCAACTGCAATACTCGGATGGACTTCCATCGCCTGGTACCGTACAAACCCTGAGTGGGCGCGTCCCTTACTACTGGAGCCATGCCCTTGTGAGAATCGCAATAGCCTTGGTCAACAAGGCTAGAACATCCCGGATATTTGCAGGGTTTTACAGGGTTTTTTGGCATCATCCTCCAGCTAATCTGATCGCATTAGGTACCAAGGTTGTGAAGACCCAGATCAGAATGCCAACGATCAAAGTACCAGCAGCTCCACGCACCCACTTCATTGACTCGCTGATGTCGGCCATATCTCTTTCAAGAACCTTCAGCCGGGTCTTCGCTCCTGGTACCCCATTGCCATTCATCCACAGAAGGACGTCTTCGATATCCTTACATGGCGTGACATGTCGTTCTGCCTTTGTTGAGACTCCATCGGCTGGTGACATGTCATCACTCTAGAGTTGGTTTCACGAAGTAACGCTTAACCAGGTCATGAAGATAATTGGCACCGCGCCCGATGGCTGCCCCTGTCAGAATAATTCCAAAGACAGTAGTGGCAATCCCTGCACGCACGTATAGGCCAACTAGGTAGACGAGATCAAATTGATATACAAAAGCGCCGAGTATGCCAACACCCATCGCAACATACATCAGCGTCCATTTGTATGGAGTGATGCCCGGAACGTGATCAAACAGCGCTCCGAACAGGTACTCGACCAGGCTCTCAACAAGAAAAGCCAGCAAGAAAATAACTAACAAGATAGCTCCAACACTAAGTTCAACGTTCATTTCAAGCCTCCATTCGATTTATTAGTGGGATTTGTGGGTTAAAAACAAAAAACCCGACGCGGGCAGATTATGCCTTTCGCGTCGGGCGGTAAACCCCAACATTCCCTATTCGTATTGTATATTCATATTAGCACAAATCAATGACTTAATCAACTTTTATTACTTTTACTTTAAAGGATTTTCTCATGTGATCGTTGAAAATGAGTTCGTCTTTTACCTCAATCAAAAAAGCGAACCTTTCCTCCGGGTGATCGAGGATGTGGTCAACAATATCAAGCCCAATCTTCTCTTTACATATTTTTTCAATATTCCTTTTTTGTTGCTCATCAAG